AAACTGTAGTTACTACGAATAATACTTTGAATATTCATACGCAACATTTGGCGCCAATCCATTTTTGGTTCTGTAAGATCTTTCATAAAGCGTTGGAGTGCGGCAGGAACACGACCAGCACCTGCGGCTTGTGCGGCCGCAACCATTGCTTCTTTAAGTTCATCACGAATCTTTTTCAATTCGTCTTTACTGTATTTTGGACGACCTTTACCGTTGCCTTCTTTACCTTCACCTTCTTGATCGCCATCATCGCCATCACTTTCCCAGTCGATATGTTCGTCAAGCAAATCACCTAGTTGTTTCAAAAACTCGTCAGCATCCATATACTTGACATTTTTCATCAAGTCGTCATAAATTTCTTCTGAGCTTTTTCCACGATACTTGCTGTTATAGCAAATTTGTACTTGATCAATTTTCTCACCAATACGTTCATCAATGAGTATTTGGTTAACCGCAAAGTCACAAGCATAGTTGAAAAACCGTGCGTCACGGTCTTCTCTACGTGTAAGGTGATCAAATACATTGTGCAAAACTTCGTGACCAAATCCAAACTCCATTTGTTTGGCACTCAGTGATTTTACAAAGTCCACATTGTAATAGAATTTACGACCATCAGTTGCCAGTGTGGGCAACCAATCACTTGCTTCTACAAGTTCTAAACGAGTGGCCAAGTTTCCAAAGAACGGCTGTCTTAACAATAAGCCAACACGAGCAGTGATAAGTTTTTCAACTGCATCACTCTTTTCTTTAGCGGTGTGTTCACGCTTCTCGCTTTTTTGGACTTTCTTGTTGTTTTCGTCCTTCATAATAGTACTAGACATACATTACCCTTCTTTAACAATATATAGTGTATTATAGCATAAAATGCCACAAAAGTCTATAAAAGAAAGGGCTTTTAAGCCCTTTCTAGTGTCGTTTACGTGCTTATTTCTCCAAAGCAGTAATTACGTACTTGCCAAAACGATCATGGAATTCATCAAATTCTTTCATTTCAGCTGGATCAAACGGCAACTGGAAGTTAGTAAGTGCAGTCTTAGCACCCATAACAACGATCTCAGTTGGGAAATTGTCCATCATAAAACGGAAGAAATTATCTGCCATGCTGTCCCAACCTTTAACACGTTTCTCATTACGTGACTGCAATTCATAGCACATGGAAATGGTCAAAGAATACATTGCTGAGATTTCTTTAATCTTCAGCTCTTTAATTTTGCCATCCAAAATGTCGTCTGGTTGTGGCATCTGACCAGCAATCTTACGGTGTGCCATAAACTTAACAGCAAGACCTTCGCCAACAGCGCCTGCAACCAAATCAGTTACAGTGTTATCTGGCAAATGGTCATCAAGCATTTCGCTTACAAATGACCATGAACGTGGTGTTGCAAATGCACGGCTTGCAGACTTAGGATCAAAATCATACAAGTCTTGTTTGGCAAAGTTCAAATAACCAACAACGTCTTTATGTACCTTGTTGTTAACTGCCCAAATGTTCCAGTCATCAAAATCAACACGCAGTTCCAAGTGAACAAAACGGTTAGCCAACGGAGCTGGCATACGATAAGTTACGCCCTTGTCAGTTTCACGGTTACCTGCGGCAACAATGCTAACACCTTTTGGAAGGATATATGTGCCAACACGACGATTCAAAATAAGCTGATAAGCCGCAGCCTGCACACTAGGAGGAGCCGCATTAAGTTCATCCAAGAACAAAATGGCTGTGCTATCTTCATCATGCGGAAGTTCTGCTGGGGGAGCCCATGACATTGTGTTTTCTGTGGCATTGTAATAAGGAATGCCTTTAATGTCAGTTGGTTCCCAAAGTGGCAAACGAACATCAACGACAATACGTCCTTGTTCATCTGCAATTTGTTTTACGATATCGGATTTACCAATACCAGGAGCACCCCACATAAAAATGGGACGTTGTTTATTAATACTATGACGGATTGCAGACTTAGCTTCGTTAGGGGTAACTGTGCGGTTTGCGCTCATTTTCTCTGCCATATTGTGCCTCTTTCAATAAGTTAGTGATTACAAAACAGTTGTTTGTTACTGTTTACATAGTATACTAGGATTATGGCAGATTGTCAATGGTTTTGTCTAGTTTTCTTTGTCGAGTTTGCCGTTTTGCTTCACCAAAACGAATCAAGTTGCCTTCGAACAGTACCAATTGAACTGCTACTTTTTCATCAGTAACATACAGGTCATCGGGGGCAAGAAAGTATGGACAATTGATAAACTTGTCCAAATCGATAATAACTTTATTAGTGATTATGATTTCAAGAGGGATTTTGATTTGATAAAATTTGATGTCTGCGGTTTCTTGAAAGTATTTGAAACCGATATCTGTTAATCTAAATCTTCGGTCTTCAGCGGCTCGCCAATTTGTCCACCAAGCTCTGTACAGCATATTAAATGCTTTTGGATTGGTATTATAATTGGAATCCTGCGCTATTAACTTTTTGGTAACATCAATCTTGTTCATCTAAACGTTGTCCGGTGGTTAGCTTATAAACTGCAAAGTCTTTGCTACCAAACATCTTGTTTAGTTTTTTGGCTAGATTGTGTGCGTGTCCAGGATTACTAAATGATACCTTCTTATATTTAGGTCCAGGGTAACTGCTAACAAGACTACTTGTTTTGAGGTTTACAGGTTGGTCCTTATAAAACACAGCCCAAATTGCTTCACTCTCGAGAACTTGCTCTAGTTTGTAAGTTTTTTTGTCAGTTGATTCTAACAGTATTTTTGGTTTAGGTCTACTCATAATCTGCGCACTTTTATTTATGTACGCAGTTATTTATTAAAGTGACCCGCCATCCATACCAATTGAAATTTGCTGTTCTGGGACTTCTTGTACAGCTCTATCTAAAACACCCACTGCACGGGCTAAAATTATGGTTAAATTTTGTGCAATGTTTTGTGCTTCTTTAATGTCCAAAGTGACTGTCTTTTGATTAGTTTTTTGAGCGGCATATATCTTACTAACAAACTCTTCTATAACGTAATTATTAATCTCTTTCACGATGTGCCTTTGCTAGTTCTAATCTTACTTCTGCATCAGTATGGAATGGGCCTTTAAACGGATAACGTTCAAGTGTTATAAGTTTTGGACAATGACTTTTAACCCATCCTTTTGGAAATCTAATTATGTAATGTCCTGCACAATGCTTACTTGTACTTTTTGCACTCTTTGTATAAATTGGTAATCTACGTTGTACATCGTATAGTGGATTATGTGGGATGGTTTTTGTTTCGTAACCATAAACATCCAAAGTCTTATTTGCTTTTTTGTTTACTGAATGCTCAACATCCATTTGCATGGCTTGTTTAGCTTCATTTAAATCATGAAATTCAATTTTAGTACCTCTGCTTAGAAAAACATAACCTGTTTTTTCTTTATTAAGTGTACCTAACTTTTTACCATTGTTCTCTACAATCCAAGTTTGATTTGGAATTAACGGCTTTGCAATAGAGTTCATTAGACCTCCTCAGTCACTGTATGTTTGTATCTTGCATTAAGAGCGTCAGCATATTGTGCCGCATTGTCTGCAATTTTATTTAAATCATAACTATTTGCAAACTTAATCAAACGTATGCCTACTTGACTTATATTCTTTTCTTTTGCAATTTCGTCTGCAATTGTCTGCATGATCTTTTCACGAATATGATCTGGCTGTGCAGTCAAATCGCATAAGTGTTTGTTACGCAAATAATCATCTAATACTTTGTGTTCTACACCTTCGTGGTCAACCCACTTCTGAAGCATGAGATTGTTCCACGCATATCCTTTGCTTGTACGATCTTCGAACGCTTCCATAAGACCAACTTTGTTTTTAGTACCTTTAGTACGCACACCTGGATACGCTGAGAAGATATTATCACTGGTATCGCCACGCATACATTTTTCGAATAGGAGCCATTCTGGGTTAGGTGCTGGCTTTTCTTCACCCGTCTTTTTGTCTTTAACACGTTTACCTTTAGCATCGAAGTATCCTTGATGTGTTGTAGTCACTTCACTTACACCATTATATTGTTTCACATTAGGAGCAATTAATTGTGCAAAGTCGCCATCTGTGCTGATAATAACGTGATTGTGTTCTGGATGTGCTTGTACCCAACCTGCAATAAGGTCATCTGCTTCTAGTTCAGAATGTTGTAGTACAGAACAGTTAGTCTTTTCATTTATGAAAGTTTTAAACTGATCAAATGTTTCCCAAAAGACACGTTCTTCTTCTGCTTCTTTTTCATTGTGTGCGGCACGTGCATCACTACGATTTCTTTTATACGGAGTATAATGGTCCTTGCGCCAACTGCGACCTTCGAGACAGAAGATAACATGGCTACCATTAAAATCATTCCATGCTTTTTTAACACTATTAAGTGTTACATGGAGGCTCATGCCAATCTTCATTTCTAGATCACCTTTAACAGCGTGTCTAGCACGAAAGAATGTATTCGCAGTATCTACAAGAATATATGTCATTAGCTAACTTCTGCCTTGCCGTCGGCAACTTTCTGTACGTTAATATAACCACTACCTCTACGTTCCATATCAACACCTTC